CGATGGCATCCAACTCAAGGTTGTGCATCACGCCCATCGTGATACGTATATGGTGGTCGGCACCGATCCGAAGACCATGCTGGTTGAGATGAAGACCGGTAATCTTGCTCGCGCTTTGAAGAAGGCGGGCAAATGATCTACTTGCCTCCTGACATGGAGCTGTGGCTGTGCACGTGGCTTCGCAGCCAGATCGCCGACGCGCGGATCACGAACAAAGAGCCATCCGATCTGACGACGCCATTGGCGAAGCCGGTGATCATCATCCGTGACGATGGTGGGACACAGCTTGACATGAAACGCTTCGACCGCTCTTTAGGTGTGAGCGTGCTCGCCGGGTCGAAAACCGCGGACAAGCCAGCCAATGATCTGGCACGGCTCGTCTACGCGCATCTGACCTGCTACGACGTCATACGGCCGGTTGGCTCGCCTATCGCCGCCGTCGTGGAATCCGGCTGCAACGGCCCTTATGCGGTCGCTGACGATCATGATTACGCGCGCCGGTATCTCACCGTGGAATACACGGTCGTCGGCACTATCCAATAACCAAACCAATATCAGCCGTCCTACGGGACGGCTTTGTCGTATAAGGAGCAACCAATATGGCTGATACCACACCTACTGCTGATTCCGCTGGCAACGACCTGAGCAAAGTCAATATCCCCATCGGAGGATCATTGGCATTCGCGCCATACGCGGCCGACAATGTGATAGCGGACGCTGACCTCGGAGCCACTCCACTCACGCTGCCTACCGGATACCAGATCCTCGGACTGGTAAAAAAGGACGGCGCGCCCCAGACCGCCATCGATTCTGAGGACGCGACTGAATTCTGGCAAAAAGGGTATGAGAAGCCCGGTGACGCAACGCGAACCGTTGAGGTCACTTGCGCGGAGGACAATCCCGCGGTGCTGCAGCTCACCGAAGGAAAGACACCGGACGCGAACGGCATCATCTACGTCGACACGTCACTGCCCGACGCTCGTCTGATCCTCGCGGAGATCGTCAAATATCGCGACGGCGGCATCGAACGACGTCGCAACGGAGTCGCCCAAGTCACCAAGGTCGAGCCTGGCCAGGATTCCCGAGGTGAGAACCCCGGAACCAAGGTCACCTTGAAATGGGAAGAGGATCCATTGTTCAACGGATCCCCGTACAAGCAATTCGGCCCCGCTGTCCCCAAGGCAGCCTCACAGGGCTGACCCACCATTACTCCCGGCCGCAGATACTCTCACTCAGTCTGCGGCCGGGCCCCTACGGGGATCAACGCGAGTGAACAACAAATATTGGAGTGAACCATGACTACGAAAAATATTGGAATCCCAACAAACCTCGATTTCGAACACGCCAACGACGGCACGCTCGAACAAGACATCATCACCGCCGGAGAGCAAGTCCAGAACCGGTACATCGTCAAATACCCGAACATGTACATCCGCACCTACACCGGGCACACATACCGCCTACCGCTCGACCTGACCGCACAATATTTCGACGGACAGGATGACACACTCACCCCGCTCGACCAGATCAAGCACCTGCTCGAAAAAGAAAACCTGGGCACGAAAACCATGATGCAAGCCATCGAATCGGAGCCATCCGTAGTACTGCTCGCGCTCGCCAGCAAATATGCTGACGTGGTCGAGAACGTGCAGTTGGCGTCACTGGGAAAATACGAGCCTTCTGGGTCGAAGTAACCCCGGATCGTATCGAGGTCGCGGCGGATTTCGCCCGATTGGGATGGAGCCTGTCGGGTGACGTTGGTGGCAGGCTCCGCTATGCGGATGCGATCGCATTGCACGCGTCGCTCCTGTCCGATACCGGGACTATGACCGGCGCGAAACATAATAATTTCGATTATCCGATCGCATGGCCTGATTATCTGCGTCTATTGCGTGCGGGATTACCTGAGCAACTGCTCCCCTATCATCTGGCAGACGATACGCCATCGAATGAGGAAATGACCAGTGCTGGCATAGCTGCCATGAGCGAAATGAGAATAGGAGATTGACAATGGCTAACGGCTCAGAAGTTGGTTCCGCACACGTCTCCATATTCGCCGACATGAAAGGCTTCCGCTCCACTGTACTCAAGGAAGTGCAGGGGTCGGGGAACGAGGGATCCAGCCTGTTCAGCCGCCTATTCAAGGGCGTCGGCTCTAAGACAGGCGCTGATCTGGGCAGGAATCTCAAGTCGTCGTTCGACGGGTCCACCGGTGATCTTGGGTCGAAGGCCATGTCGAAGCTGAAAGGCGAGGTCTCTTCGGCAGCGAGGGCCATGAGCTCGGCACTGCTCAAGCAGCAGGACGCCGCTGGAGCGGTGCGTGTCGCGCAGGCCAAGCTCAATGAGGCCGTTGAGAAATACGGAGCAGGGTCATCCCAGGCCATCGCAGCATCAGAGAAGCTCGCTTCCGCCCAGCGCAGGGAAGAAGCGGCCAGTCAGACGCTCACCTCAGCGCAGGAGCGGTTGAAGAACGCGAAGCAGGCCGTCGCTAATGTGAAGACAGCAACGGTCGAAGCTCCCAAGACCAGTCTGTTCACGAGAGCGATCGACCGGATCAAAAACAGTGTCCGTAGTCTTGACAACGAGAAGATCGATACCGTTAGCGGTAATCTCGACCGGTTCAGCATCAAATGGGGTGTAGTCGCCGGAATAGCGTCAGCGGCTACGCAACGCATCATGGGATTGTTCTCTGGAATGTCCCAAAGCGCGATGGACGCGTCTGATTCCACGGACAAGTTCAAATCCACCCTCACGTTCGCCAACATCGACAATGGCACGATCGCGAAGCTCACCAAAAGCACTCAGCATTACGCTGATGTGACCGTGTATGACATTGCGGATATCCGTAATGCCACGTCTCAGCTCGCTGCCAATGGAGTCAAGGGCTACGGGCAGTTGGCAGAAGCGGCAGGAAACCTCAATGCTGTTGCAGGAGGCAACGCCGACACGTTCAAAAGCGTGAGCATGGTGCTTACGCAGACGGCAGGCGCCGGCAAACTGACGACTGAAAACTGGAATCAGATGGCAGACGCCATCCCCGGGGCGTCCGGCAAACTCCAGGACGCGATGAAGAAAAACAAGGCGTTCACCGGCAATTTCCGTGACGCCATGGCCAAAGGTCAGATCACCGCCGAGGAATTCAACAAGGCGATCATGGATCTCGGCATGACTGATGCGGCCAAACAGGCCGCTCAGTCGACGAGCACGTTCGAGGGGGCCATCGGCAACTGGCAGGCCGCCGTCACCGGGTTCGGCCAGAGTGTGCTGACTGCGTTGAAACCACAGTTGACCGGTGCGATCAACTTCGCTACGGACAAGCTGTCCGGTTTCACCTCATGGTTCACGAAAACGTGGGATTCCGTCAGCGGCATGGTGGAGAAGCATCAGTTCGCCAAGGCGTTCCAGACCGCGTTCCACATCGACGACGCGACCATGAACCGTCTGCTCGACTCGTTCTCGGGAATTCGTGGCGGCGTCAAGCAGGTCATCGACGCGGTTTCACCGGTGAAGTCGACGTTCACGGGCGCGAACTCGGGATTCTCCCTGCTCGACCGCGGACTCAACGGGGTAAGTTCCACGTTGAATCTTGTACGGCCGGTGCTGCCGATTCTCGCTGATCTCATCAAGACATTCGAGCGTCTGCCTCAGCCGGTGCAGACCGGCATCGCGGCGACAGTGTTGTTCGGTGGTCAGATGCGCAGCGTCATCACGCCGATCAGCGGCGTGGTCAACGTTCTCAAGACCGTGACCGGCGGCATCGGCTCGGTGTCCGGCGCCATCGGCGGTCTGATTTCACAGAGACTGTCGAAGACGCAGGCATTGACCGGACTGGCCGACACCCTGTCCAACACGGCGGGAAGCGCCGAATCCGCCGCCGGAAGCCTCGGCCACACCGCCGGCAAGGTCGAGCAGGTAGGGGCCAAGGCTTCTGGTGCTGCCGGTAAGACCGGCGTGCTTTCATCTTCGGTCGGCGGTTTCAGCGCTGCAGGCATCATGTTCGGTGCGGCGGCCCTTGGCGTCACAGGGTATTTGGCGACCATGAGCGACCAGCAGGAGAAGTCGAAGGCCACGACGGATGCGTTCAGCCAGGCGATGCGCGGCGGTGCGGAGAGCACGAGCGCGTTCTGGAGCAGCGTGTCCGCAGGTAAGACCGGCGACCTCGGTTTCATTGACAAGCTCTCGAGCTTCGGCAAGGACTCGAATCTTTCCGCTCTTATCAGGGACACGGGCACGAGTCTGTCCACCGTGCAGCAGGCGGTCGAAGGAAACTCCGGCGCGTTGAAGCAGTTGAACGATGCGGCCGGCAGCGGTATCACCATCAACGGCACATACAAAGCCAAGATGCAGTCCATCAAGGACACCGTCAACGGATTGCGCGACTCGTACAAGGACACCATTAGAGCGATGGTCGACTATTCGACCACCGCGCAGGGAGTCAATTCGGCATCCTCGATGGTGCAGTCGAAGTTCTCCGAGCTTTCC